CCGATCTTTCAATCCCTTATTACTCAGGGGAACAATTACCAAAAGAGTTTCACGATTGGTTAGATACAATGCCACAGGGTTATACTTGGCAAGCTAATAGCCTAGGAAAAGATCAAAGCACTTACACTTTTTATAAGGTAGATGCTGATGACTAGATCAAAAACTGCTACTCTCTTTGAGCTTGATTGCATACTGCATAGGGCTGCAAAGCTTACCGATAGAAACTTTACTATCTTTCCGCCCTCTGATGAAGAGGGCAACCTTCTTGTAGATGAAACCATTGAGTACTACAAAAAGGAAATCATTAAAACTATTAACCAAATCAAAACGGAGTCACAAAATGATTTATGAAACCTATTGTAAGATCTGTAAAAAGCATAACGTAAAACCTACTCAAGTTATTGCTGACGGAAACATTGCACAGATTTTAAACAACGATCAAGGCAAGCATCTTGAATACCATGAAACTTTACTTGATGAATATTTAAAAGTTTATTACCACAAGGGGAGGCCAGCACAATGAGAAAATTTACAGTTGAGTTCTTTGCTAATAGCGAGTACTCAGTTCGTGAAAGATTACAAGAGATAGATAACTCTATCTCTAATATCGTTTGGCCTTATCCCTCAAACATAGATAGTTCAAAAACAAGAACTAAAAAACTAACAGGTCAAATTGACGAAGAAAAAACAATGCTTCTTTCTGATTATGAATATGAGAAAGAAGACCCAACTTGGAAATATGGTAATGATTATGTCACTACTGGTAAATGGAAGATGGAAGTTGTACCAGACGAGGACTATGTTAACTTTCAAAAGAGTCCTGATCTATGAGTGTATGCCCTAATAAAGAATGTCGCAGTCTTAATACAAAAAACTTGCAGACTAGAAACAGATCGGGTAAACCTAACCCGATCAATAAAAACAAAGCAAACATACCTTATACCAAGCGGTATAGGGTATGCCTTGACTGTGGGAAAAGATATTCAACAAGAGAATATACAATCCCTGATCTCATAGAGTTTGCTAAACTTCCCGAGATCAAAAGAGTTGATGATCTAATGCCAAGCTAACCTTTATTAAAGAGTCACCATGAAAACTAAAATGCCTACGCTTTCCGAAGCAACTAACCTTGTCTACAAGAGAAGGTACAACGGAGAAGATTCAGCTACAAATTTCTTGATAGCTATGAAGTATAACATCAAGGCCATAGGTAATTTGCAAGTAAATAAAATTACTAAACAGCATATAAAAAAGCTGATGGATTATCATAGATTCACAAGAAAAAATAGTAAGCAGGTAACCAACACAAAGGTAGGCTATCTCAAGACTGTCTTAGATGAAATGGTTGAAGATGGTTTTATCAAAGATGTTTCTTTCCCAAGGAGATTGAAGGAGAAGAAACAGAAGGTGCATTATCTTACTGCTGATATGGAGAGAGAGCTTCTTAGCTGGCTTAACTGTATGCAAAGAAACAGAGAAGCCAAAGATATTATCGAGTGTCTCATTGACCTTGGTTGTAGGGTCAACGAGCTACTCAATTTAGAAAAAAGATTTGTTGATTTTGATAACAACCAAATCAATTTCAACGACAGGAAAAATGATAATGCTGTAGCTGTACCTATGACCAATAGAGTGCAATCAATAATCAGAAGATACTACAGAGAAGTAAAAGACTTTGATAAGTTGTTTAGTCTTAACTACTCTGAACTAAATGCTATATGGCAGAAGGCAAGGACTGACTTAGGCTATGCCGATAAAAAGTTTTATACCTTGCACCTATGTAGACATACCTGTGCCAGCAGATTGGTGCAGCGTGGCTGTCAATTACTCTTGGTCAAAGATTGGCTTGGACATGAGGACATAAAGACTACCATGATCTATGCACACCTAGCACCAAAGGCTTTACACAGTATTGTCGGAGTCTTGAATGACTGAGCCTAGCAAGAAACAACTAGAGCTAGAGCAAAGTATCTCTAACATCTCAGCCTATAACAAGATCAGCAAGCAGAACAAAAACATTGAACGTGGTAATGAGAGTTCTAATTACTACGCTAGAAACATAATGGAAGCCAAGCTTGAAGAACTAAGCAAGGCTATAGAAAGCCATGTGTTTAACTCTCTTGCTGGTAAGGTCGGAGTCAAAGCTGTATCAGCTATCTATCTATCTCAGTTCCCAGACTTAGATGTAGTTTCTTTTATAGCTTTCAAGGTCTTGATTGATAACGTATCACAAACCAAAACAACTACAGCAACAGCCTTGAAGATAGGTCAAATGCTGGAAGATGAACTTAGGTTTACTGCCTTTGAAGAACAAGACCCAAAACATTTTAAAAATATTATCAGGCATACCAAAGATACAAACCATGAAGGTTATAAAAAAAGATTGATGGTATATCACATGAATAAAAAGGGTCACAAGTTTGAACCTTGGACTAGAGGAAACAAGTTAAGGGTAGGGCTGAAGCTGATAGAAATAATTAGTATTCAACTAGGCATGGTCAAGATAGTAAACAGAAGGCAAGGCAAGACTATGACTAGCTTTGTTGTATTTACTGAGGTGTATATGAAGTATATAAATCAGGGTAGGTCTAATCGTATTGCTGCTTTTCCTATCTATCTTCCGTTGCTCGATAAACCTAGAGAGTGGACATCTATAAATGATGGTGGATATTACACCGAGAGATTAAAGACTAGAGCTATCAAGACATCTAATCCAGACTACCTAAAAAGATTACGAGAAACAGACTTAACAACAAGTCTAAAAGCGTTATCTCTGGCGAGTCATACTGAGTGGGGAGTGAATCAATTTGTGTTAGAAACTCTTGAGTACTGTTGGGAGGAACGAATAGAGGTAGGTTCATTGATTGATAGAGAGCTTGCAGAACTACCAACAAAGCCAGTAGATGTAAACGATAAAGAAGCCATGAAGGAGTGGAGATACCACGCTTCTTTAATCCATGATATGAACGCACAGAATATGGTCAAGAGGTATCAGATATTATCTATGATTGATACAGCCAAACGATATGCTGGCGAGAAGTTTTACCACCTCTACCAGTATGATTTTACAGGAAGAATGTATTGCATGACTGCACACTTTCACCCACAGGGAAGTGACATAGCTAGAGGGCTGCATAGATTCTATGAAGGTGCAGAGATAAAGACTAAACAAGACTTGAACTGGCTGGCCATAGCTGGTGCTAATCATTGGGGCATGAACAAGCATACCTATGAGCAAAGACTTGAGTGGGCTTTCATAGAAGGAACTGATCTAGCTCTTGAAGTTTATAAAGATCCAATAGGTAATGTTGATATATGGGGCAAGGCAAAAGAACCATTCCAGTTTCTTGCTTGGTGTAGAGAGTGGGCTATGTTTCAAGACTATGGATTGGACAATGGTTTTATATCTCACCATGTCTGTTGCCTTGATGGTACAAACAATGGCTACCAACACATAGCTGGATTGATAAGCCATGAAAGTTTAGCTAACAAAGTTAACCTACAAAATGTAAACGAACCACAAGATTTATATAAACAAATCCTTGATGTTCTCTTGATGCTACTGAAGTATGACAAGTCTGAGCAAGCTGCAATCTGGTATGCACATAAAGAAAAGTTTACAAGAAAGTTTATAAAGAAACCTGTGCTTATGATTCCATACAACTCAACAACATTCGGCATAGCAAACTACATAGAAAAATATTTTGTAAATGAAAATGTTTTTGTGGCAAAAAATTTTAAGAATAATTTTTATCTGGCAACCATGATTGAACAAGCGGTTAAGTATGTAACACCAGAAAGTTATAAGGTTCTAAAATATCTAGCTGCTACTGCCATGTGTTTTAACAGAGAAGATAAACCTATAGCTTGGCATAGTCCATCAGGTTTTCTGATCGAGCAAAATTATTTTCAAAATCAGGTCAAAAGAATTACTACAAAGATAGGTAATTCAAGTATTAAATTATCCGTAGCAACTGACGAGGTTGATAAGCTGGACAAACGTAAACAGCTACAGGGATTTCCAAGTAATTATATACACAGTCTTGATGCTGCACATTGTCAGATGAGTTTGGTTGAAGCAAGCAAGCATGGATTAAAAAACTTTTGTGTTATCCATGACTGCTATGGAAGTCCAGCTAGTGACCTTCAAAGATTTATTGAATGTGTAAAGCAAAGTTTCTTTAACATTTATAGCGACAACAATCTAGATAATCTATACCATCAAACAACACAACAACTAAGTGATACTAGCAAGTTACCACCAGCACTAGATATGGGAGACTATGACATAACAGATGTGTTGACTGCACCATATATATTTACATGACAAGAGATCAAGGTATTATAAAGGAACGTCTTTTATAGACGACTAACCAGAATAACAAACAGGTTTAAAATGGAAAACTTAAAATCGGAGACTATTAAAATAGTCACTCCTGTAGGAACTCGCTTTCGTTACTCCTACCTTGTAACACCTGATGAATACTTAGGTGTAGAGAAATGGAAAACAGAAGCACTCATTCCTGTAGGTACAAAGATCAAGAACGAACAGGGAGAACTCGTTGAAGCTACAGTCTTTATAGTTGATAAGCTTGAAGCTTTGCTTGAGAGTTGGAAGTCACAACTCAAAGCAGCTTTCCCAAACAAAAACTTTACTCTTACAAAGAGTTCAAAGACAGGTAAGCCATCATTTCCTTGGTCTTTTGAAGAGGACTATCTTGTAGTAAGACTCAAGAAAAATTACAAAGGCATGAAGGGTGTCAATACACCTGTAACTTTCTATAAGCATGATGCTAAGTCAGGGCAGAATGTCTTAATGAATCAAGATGAAAGACAAGAGATGGACAAGATAAGTCCAGAGACTACAGGACAGATTGCTTTCCTAGCGTCAGGCTATGACGCTGGTGGTAATGGTGTAGGCATCAGATGTCTACCACTCAGTATTTGTTTTCGTGACATAGTACCTTGGCAAGGAGGAGGAGCAAGCGATTTTGAAACAGCAGAACCAGCGAGCTACGAAGAACAAACGACTGCAACCGCAGCCGACTTCTAAGTACAAGAGTAAATTTGAAGCTGGATTTGCTGAAGGTTTACACAAAAAGAAAATTAGATTCAACTATGAAACCATCAGCATTGACTATGAAATTACTTGTACCTATCGGCCTGACTTTATCCTCGACAATTTTATTGTTGAAACAAAAGGCTACTTCTCAAAGGAAGATAGACGAAAACATCTTGCAATTAAGAAGAAACGACCCGACTTAGATATAAGGTTCTGCTTTCAGAACAGTAGAACCAAACTATCCAAAGCTAAGAACTCTATCTCGTATGCTGCTTGGTGTACGAGACATGGGTTTCAATACTGCGACAAATTTATTCCTGATGATTGGTATGAAGAGCCAATACAAAAACAAAATAGTTTGCCCTGAGTGCGGAAAGAAAAACTGTGCAGTCTTTGATGATGGACACCATCATTGTTTCACTATGGACTGTGGCTATACCTACTACCCAAACAAAAAAGAAAAGCAAGTGACCACTAAGATCATTCCTATATACAAACCAAACCCAAAGCTATTGAAGGTAACACCTATACCTTTAGCCAAACGTGGAATCACTAAAGAGACTTCAGAACTATTTGGTTATGGACAGGCAGAGTACAGAGGACAACCAGTACAGGTAGCTACATACAAAGATCAGAAAGGTAATGATGTAGCACAGCACATACGCTTTCAAGATAAGAAGTTTATATGGATAGGAGATATGTCAAAGGTACAGCTATGGGGTCAGCATCTATGGAGACAGCATGGAGGTAATGGTTCTGTATTTATAACTGTCTGTGAAGGAGAGATAGATTGCATGAGTGCTAGTCAGATACAGGGTAATAAGTTTCCCTGTGTATCTATACCATCAGGAGTACAGTCAGCAGCCAAGTACTTAGCAGCCAACTACAAATGGCTTGATAGTTTTTGTCGTATCGTTATTTGTTTTGACAATGATGAAGCAGGTAACAAAGCAGCAGAAAAATGTATGGAGGTATTGCCAAGAGGTAAGGCAGCTATAGCAAGACTAGATCGTAATGATATAAACGATCATCTTGTATTAGGAGAAGGAGAGCTTGTCAAAGATAGGCTATGGAAAGCTAGACCAGTTAGACCTGACTCTCTTATTAATGCAGCAGACGCTTGGGATTTGTTTACCAAAGAAACAAGTAAAGCTGTATGTGACTTCCCATATCCAAAGCTGAATGAATATACAAGAGGTTTGTTTCCTAGTCAGTTATTTACAGTAGCTAGTGGTAGTGGTGCTGGTAAGTCCACGATATGCAGAGAGTTCTGCCATCATTTCTTAACAAGGAATCTTAAGGTAGGTTATATAGGTCTGGAAGAAACAGTACAAAGAACTCTTCAAGGTCTGGTAGGTATTGACTTGAATGTACCTTTGCACTTAAATGAAGATGTCATAAAAAAAGAAGAACTGAAGGTTGCGTTTGATAGGTTGACTTCAACTCGCAACCTCTTTCTTTATAATCACTTTGGCAGTCTTGACCCTGATGTATTGCTAGAACAGATAAGGTATCTGGCAACTGTAGATAAAGTACAAGTAGTTATCTTAGATCATATATCAATAGTCATGTCTGGTCTTGAACTAGACAATGAACGCAGAGCTATAGATGTAACAATGACTAAGCTTAGAAGTCTATGTGAAGCAACCAACATAGCTTTGATAGTAGTCAGTCATCTACGCAGACCACAGGGGCAGGGGCATGAAGAGGGTAGAGATATATCTGTCTCTGATCTCAGAGGATCTCACTCTCTGGTGCAGCTATCAGATGTAGTACTCGGTGCATCAAGAAACCAAGTAGGAGATGCTAGTGAAAGGCAGAGACTACAACTTAAGGTATTGAAGTCGAGACATACTGGTATGACAGGAGAAGTAGATAAGTTATTGTACGACCAAAAGACAGGTCGGCTTGTTGTCTATGAGGACTTTATTTAATTATGACTTTACTTGTTGATGCTGATTGGCTTATCTATTCTTCTTGCTGTGCTTGTGAACAAGACATCAGGTGGACAGAGTGGGAGCATACACTTCACTCTGATGAAAGAGATATATTAAATCTTATTGATAGCAGACTAGATGTATATAAAAGTATTGCTGAAGGAGATCACGACATAGTGATGTGCTTCACATCTTACCCTACATTTCGACATGAGATATTCCCTGAGTACAAGATCAACAGGATAGGTAAAAGAAAACCACTAGCACTTAAGACTGTAATCAATCAAGTAAAACAAAACTATGAGTCAGTTTCTTATCAGAACCTAGAAGGAGATGATGTAATGGCTTTACTTGCAACCAATGGTAAGTACAAGAATCCAATCATAGTATCAGTCGATAAAGATATGAGGACTGTACCTTGCAAGCTAATTGCTGAAGATACAATCGAACATATCACAGAGAAGAAAGCAAACAGACATTGGTTAGAGATGTCACTAGCTGGTGATGCTGGTGATGGGATCATAGGTATCAAAGGTATGGGTATGGTTACAGCCAGCAAGACTCTAACTAATACACCTGATACTCTTGATGCACTATGGACTAAGGTATTAGATACTTATACTAAGAAAGGTTACAGTCTTGGTGATGCTATTCTCAATGCAAGACTGACAAGAATATTACGAGAAGGAGATTACGATTACAATACAGGAGAAGTAAAACTTTGGAACCCATGAAGAAACCCCCAAGACGAGTCACTTGTCTCAGGGGTTTCAACGCTTTACCAATGGGTAACCACTCCCATTGATTTGATGATAGCATAGAATCATGGCGAATCCATTATTACCACCAATCACAGATGATTTAATACAAGGTCTTGATGTTGCATTTCCACAACGTCACCCAGACTTGTCATTATCTGATAGAGAGATATGGTATAAAGCAGGGCAACGATTTGTAGTTGACTATCTTATTGAACAACAAAAGAGACAACAAGAAGCCATGATTAATCAGAGAGTTTTAGATTGATATGTGTATAGGAGGTAGCCCATCTTATGCAACACCGCAACGCGAGACTGCTGCGTTTCAAGATGCACCACCTGTAGTTACAGGAAAGCAGACAGGTGTAGAAAATCCTAAAGATACAAAGAAAGTTACAGAAGAATTAAAGATAAAGAGACAGAAGAAAGAAGGAACTTATGTAGATCCAAACCTACAGAGAACAGAAGAATTATTAACAAGAAGAGGTGGAGGTAACAAAACTGCACAACAAAAAGCTAACCTAGCTAGAAATAAACAGAAGGCAAAAAATCTAGCAAAGGCTAGAATAAGTAGAAAGTCACGAATGTCTGGAAGTAGATCCAGCAAAACGAGGTAACTATGTGCAGAGGTAGACCATCACCACCGCCACCACCGCCACCACCAAGACCTATTCCCCCACCACCAGAACCAACAGCAGGGAGAGTAGTTACAGGAGGTGACAGAGTATCAACTCCAACTAGAACTAGGCCAAAGCCAGCTAGTAGTGGTGCTACTGTGACAGGACAGCAACGTGCAGTTGGTATGACTGCTGGTTCTAGAAGATCTACCAGAGCTACAACAGCTAGAAGGCTAGGCACTAGCTCTTTGCGGATTCCTTTGTTAAGTACTAGCGATCTAAACTACCCTGTATAACATGGCTTACACTTCATCACAAAAGACAGCAGCATCTTTGTATGCTCTTTACGAGCAAGAGAGATCTATCTTTTTGAGAGAAGCTAGAGATTCTTCAAAGCTTACCTTGCCTAATCTGATACCAGAAAATGCAAGAGGTACAAGAAGTAAAACTAAAACACCATTCCAAGGTGTAGGTGCTAGAGGTGTCAACTCGTTAGCAGCTAAGTTGCTGCTTGCTTTGTTGCCACCATCTACTCCTTTCTTCAAGCTGACTATTGATAGTCTTGCCTTGATGCAGCAGGGAGCTAGTGAACAAATGTCTGAGATGGACAAAGCTTTGAGGGTAATAGAAAATGCTTTGATGTCTGAGATAGAAGTATCAAACGATAGAGTAGGAATGTTTGAAGCACTCAAGCATCTAATCGTAGGTGGTAATGTTCTGCTATATCTAACAGACAAAGGACTACAGGTATATCCACTAGAGAAGTATGTGATACGAAGAGATCCTAATGGTAATACTTTAGAAATTATTATCAAAGAAACTATAAATGCTCAAGCATTACCAGCAGATTTCTTAGAACTTATAAAGCAGAAAGAACAATACAGCGAAGAGATGGAAGAAGAGTTGGATATATATACACACGTTAAAAGAGTCAATGATTCTTTCATGTGGCATCAGGAATGTAAGAACGAAAAGATACCAAGCACAGATGGTATGTCTAAGGTAGATGTCACTCCTTTTATTCCTCTCAGGTTTATCCGACAATCAGGAGAAAGTTACGGAAGGGGATATGTAGAAGAATACAGAGGAGATCTAATTTCTCTTGAAGCTTTGATGAAAGCAATAATTGAAGCAGCAGCAGCGTCAGCACGTACTTTATTTCTAGTAAATCCCAATGGTGTAACAAGAGCTTCGACTCTAAGCAAAGCACCTAACGGAGCTATAAGAGAAGGGTTGGCTACAGACATATCTGTTATGCAAGTCAATAAAGGTGCAGACCTACAGACATCTTTCACAGCAGTACAAAGAATAGAATCAAGACTTGAGTATGCTTTCCTTATGGCAAAGGCAGTACAACGTGACGCTGAAAGAGTTACAAGTACAGAGCTAAAGATACTGACTAATGAATTAGAGAATAGTCTTGGAGGAATCTACTCTATCTTGACCCAAGAGTTTCAACTCGTATATCTCAAAAGACGTATGCACTTACTGGTCAAGTCAGGTAAAGCACCCAAGCTACCAGACAATATAGTGAAACTCCATATCATTACTGGACTTCAAGGACTTGGTAGAGGACATGATAGAGATAAGCTTATTGAATTTATTACGACTGTATCTCAAGCTTTGGGTGGAGATATTATGAGACAGTTCGTAAACCTAGATGAAGCAGTCAAGATGCTTGCTACCTCGATTGGCATTGACAGTACGAATCTGATAAAATCACCACAACAGATTGCCGAAGAACAGCAGCAGCTACAGCAGCAAGAGCTTGTTCGATCACTCGGTAGTGCTGCTTTAACTTCACCTTTGCTTGACCCACAAAACAATGCGAAGGCCGATCAAATACAGGAGCAAATCAATGCCAACCAAGAAGTCCCAATCCAAGAGTAAACCCAGAGATGAAAACGGAAAGTTTGTCTCTGATAAAGCTATCGTCAGCGAACTAGGTGTTAACGACACACCAGAACCTACTGAACCTAAAGTAGTCAAAACAAAAAATGGTCGTACAATAACATTAAACTGATTACTTACTATGACATCATCACAAGTACAGGCTAATGAAACTCCACCAATGTCTGCTGAAGATATTGAAAGTTTGAGAGATGACAATGGACTGATTGCAGGGAAGTTTAAAACTGCTGAAGATATGGTGAAAAGCTACAAAGAATTAGAAGGTAAGCTTGGAGCTATAGAACAGACAGAAGAACAATCAGAAGGTACAGAAGAGACAGAACAAAACCAAGAAGAACAGCCATCATTTGATGCTGAAGAATTTTATGGTGATGGTCTTGCTTCTGTACTAGAAGAAGTTGGTATTGATGTAGAAGATATTACCCAACGATTCTCAGATACAGGTGAGATCAATGAAGATGATTACAGCAAGCTAGGTGAAGCTGGCTTTTCTAAACAGGTTATAGATACAT